TTTTGTGGAGCCGAGCAGCCGCCTACAACGACACTTATATCAGAGCGGTCTGTCCCGCAGACCGAACCGAGTGCCGAAATCGGAAACTGAATCGGCGGAGGGATCGTTCCTGTGCATCGAAACTCTATTTACCTAGGTGCTACGGGAGCACTGCGCCTGCGGTGAACCGCCAGCCGAGCCCCGTTTGTTCCATCGATGAGACGGTATAGACGATCGGGATAGCCTGATCGTCGGTGAAGATGTCAGCCGTTTTGACTTGAACCGGGATGCTGAGCGGCAGAATTACGTTGAACCACGGCAACCTGATATCGCCGGGGACGGTGGTCTCTCCTTTCTCGCCCTTCGTGCCTTGCACGATGGACGCCGGCCAGCCGGTGAACAGGACCTCTTCGTCCGCGGCTATGTCGCCGCCGTAATAGGCCGGACCCGGTTGCGCTGAACCAGGGCGTGTCACATTGACCACGCGGTTGCAGCGCACCAACCGGGCCGGCTTCAGATACTCGATCGCCGCCACGAAGAAGGTGCCGAGCTGCGGATCGGTGAAATAGTCGCCCACCACCACGGTGGTGTTGTCAAAAGCGCCATACCAGTCGTCGTCTTTGGCGTAGCGGCTAGGTGCCTTCTGCAACATGTCGGCGGCCGTGTCGAACAGCACCGGCAGAGTGCCGATCCAGTTCGCGCCGCCGATGGCCGGGCCGGAACCGCTGGGGCGATACCACTGCACAGTGGACCCGACGATCTTCGCCGCCTTACTGAAGCCGAAGTTGATGCGCGCTTGAACGGTAGCTTGCGAGACCATGGGCTAGATCACAACGCGCGCTGAGTCCGCGTCCGCCAAGTCGGGTCCCGGAGGAATGCCGAGCAACGTGCAGAACCGCTTGCGGATCAACGTAAACAGCCGCTCGCGATCCCCCACTTCCTGCTTGTTGTGTTTCCAGACGGACGCCTGGTCAGTATCGAGGTTGGTGCTGGAGGCAAACACCGCGGTTTCGAGCGGGTATAGCTGCGACAGGTAGTAGCGGACGTTCTGCAGTTCGAACTGGTTAAGGTTGTTCATGCGGAACTCGAGCAGACCGTAGGTCTGGAAAAACCGCCAGGTCTCGAACCCGACCGCGTTCAGGCCGCCAAAGGGTGGATACCCAGCGAACCGGCGGCAGTCGGCCTTCTCTTGGTCGCTGAGAGGGTTTTGAGAGAACGGCGCCGAGGGCGGCGTCGTTATAGTGCCGGACATGCGCCGCTCCGTTTAGTAGACGGAGCCAACGCCCCGGGTGAAGTAAACGTTTCCGCTCGGCGTTGTGCCGATTAGGATTGCGCTAGCGTTGGTGATAAACTGATTGCACTGTAACAGAATGCGACCGTTCGGCGGAACAGGAATATCGTTCGTGGTAGCTGGTCCGGCGTCAAGCCGCACGAAAGCGACGAACGTCGTCGAGTTGAACACCAACACCGACCCGTCAGCCTGGCCCGGCGGCAATGCGCCGCTAACGCTTGTGGCGCCAGCGGCTATCGTTAAAGTCGCGCTTGCGTTGCCGAATGGTTGGTTAGCGCCGACTGCCATATTACACCGCCGTAAACGACACGCCCTGCGCGGTCAGAAAATTCTGCAGGAGGGTGTCTAGCTGATAGGGAACGCCGTTGCGGAAATGCAGGGTCTGACCGTTGAACACAACGGTCGCCGAGTTCGTAAACACGAAGACGGCGGCGCTACCGGTCGGCAGGTTCGCCTTCGCCGTCTGCGCATTGACAGTAGCCGTCACACCGGCGCCGGCCTCGAACGGGCCGAGCATGAACTGGTCGGACGGCTCCGCCGTTACTGGGAAGAGAGTTCCAGACATGATTAGGACTCGAAAACAACATCGCGATCAGTCGCCAATATGACAGCTTTCGTCGCCTGATCGACGGAATAGCGAGTCCATGGCAAGTAACCGATCTCTTGTCCGCGGAAATTGAGAACGAACGGCTCCATCGCCACGAACGTGCTGAACCCGGCGGAAGGTGGCGCCGGCAGCGGTTTTGCCGCTGCCTTAGCCGCCGTCTGTTGGCCGGTGGTTGAGAGTAGACGTGTGGTCATTTCCCGGCCTTTTTTGCCTTAGCCCACGTGCTCAATCGCCACTGCCCGCTTGTAGACGGCGTTGTTGGCAGTCGGGACGATCGTGTTGTTGGTCACGAAGTCGGTCGGGGCAGTGTAGCCGCCGATCCAATACCAGGTCTGAGAGATGATCTGTTGGAAGCGGTCGAGAGGCTCACGGATAACCATGGCGATCCCGTCCACCACGCTGATCAAGCTGTCGGACGGGGCAACGTCAGTAGCCGCCAGACCCTCGAAATCACCTTCGATCAACGCTTCGGCGCCGACCACAATCGGGCGACGGACGAACAGGTTCGCGATGCTCGGGTGAGGCTGCACAAACGACTGCGTGGTCGGGTAGAAGCGAAGGCCGAGGAAGTCAGCGATTTCGCCAGATTTGAACGTGCGGTTCCCGGAAGTCGCGCCTTGGAAGAGCTGCTTGAAGTCGGGATCGGCGAAGAGCTGCCGGGCCGACACGGGATCGAGGTAGCAGTTATACGCCCCTGCTATATCAGGAACGGCATTCGCCCGAAGCTGCGCCACTGCGTCAAGCAACACGCTCATGGTAAGCGTGTCGGTCGCCTGCAACAGCGCCGTAGTAGCGCGGGCCGACGGCCGCTTGATGGTCGGGCCAAGCTGCGAGATGACGGCGTTGCCGGCGGTGCCATCTGCGATCGTAACGTTGGTGGTGAAGGTCAACGAGCCGCTAAGACCCCCCGAAGCAGCAGCGCTAGAGTTCTGGGCTCCGCCAGTATCAAGCGTGACGCCGCTAAGCTGGTAAATATCAGCGCCAACCTGCACCGCCAGGGTGTTGCTACCACTCACCGGAGCATACGTCGGAGAAAGAGCGCCGCTTGACAGTTCCGCCGACGCGGAAGTAAAGCCGGCGTTGTTCACGAGCGGAGCAAACTGGAACCCACGAACGTCGTCTACGTGGATCGTCGGGCCGGTCGCGCCGAGTGTCGTCGTGACGCGAGTGCTGCCGCCGAGATACGCGTTAAACAGAGCGTCCTGCGCCAAGGTGTCGAGCGTGCGGGCCGCCTGCTCGGCGTTCACCGTGTTGTTCCAGTAGAACTGGTTCTCGATACCGACGCGCTCAGTGACGGTGTTCAGGTCCATACCGTCACCATACATCTGCAAGGTGATGGTATACTGCTCGACCGTCCAGTAGCGGTTCAGCACGTTAGCCGGAGAGGCTGGCAAACCGTTGTCGAAGTTGGTGTTCGACGTCGGCACGATCGGGGTCGTCGCAACCGCCTTCAGGCCCGGGCGGGTCTTGGTCAGCGTTTCACCGATATTGGTGCGGAACATCTCCCGGCGGGCGATGCCGCGGTATGCCAACTTCGACCGCAGAGTGTCCTCGAACATCTGTTCTAGGTAGCCCTGCTGAATAATCGGGACTAACTGTGAAGGGAAATTTTGAATAGCCATTAGGGGCTAACTCCGAGAATGACGGCCCACGGGTCAGCCCCGATCGGGCGTTAGGGGTTAACGGTAGGGACGAACTCCGAGAGCAGCGAGATTGGCCCGCCGTTCCTCGGGACTCATGTCGCGAGCGTGCTTGGATACCGGCCCTTTAGCGGGAGGTGGCGCACTCGTGGTGTTTGACGTGGTGCCGGTCTGAGCACCCGTTTGGGCGAACAGATACGGCTTTTTCTCTCTAAGCGACGCGATAAGCGCATCGGCGCCCTCGACGTCCCCCGCGTCCGTCAGCTTCACACCGGAAAGGTCGGCGAGCTTCAGACCATCAAGGTCAACAATGCCGGCCTTCACCGCGTGAGCTTTCAGCTCAGCGCGGACAACACGCTCGTTTGCCGCGCGCAGCGCTTCAGCCACCCGGGCATCAGCGGCGGTGCGAGCTTCCGCCAATTGGCGTTCGAGCGCTTCGTGGGCTTCGCGTGCTTAGCGCCGGTATTTGGCGCTTTCGCGGCGAAGCTGCTTCTCGTAGGTCGTCGGTTCACGCGGCTTGTCGGCCACGTCAACAGGCGCGTCTTCATCGTCCGCACCAGGCGGAACGTTATTGTCGTCACTCATTCGGGAGTCAGTCCCTTGCTAGTCACCCGGCTCCGGGCCGGGAATTTCTTCGGGCAGGCAAATTTGCCTGCCCCCAAACTCACTGATCGTCACCGCCGGGCGGCTTCGGTGGTTTCGTCGCTTTGGCGAGCGTTACTTGACGATCCAAATCGTCCTTCTGATCTTTCTCGATCGCGGCGAGTTCGGAAGCCACGTCTTCGATGTCGTAAGTAGGGGCGAGTGCGGCAACAGCGCTTTCGCGGCTCATGGCCCCCGAGGTCAGGTTCAACTGAAGCGCTTGCGCCTCATACTGCCGATCTTCGTAGGTCGGCGGATACCAAGCGCGCCAACGCAGGCTGAGACCATCTTCGTCGAGGTCGGTAAACGACTTGCCTTCGATCAGCAAGCCGCCTTTGACGACTTTGCTAACCTCGATCGCCATACGGCAAAGCTCAATCAACGCGCCTTCGCCATA